ATGATACAAGGCAGCTATTTGCGGGGTGTGGTGCAAAAAGAAGATGTTCATTTGTTACCTTTGTTTTCAGAATTTAAGAATTTAAGTGTGTTTACTAAGTAAACAAGTGCATTGTACCATGCTTTTTGCAAAGTAAACATTTATTTGCGACTTTTTGCAAGTAAAAGCAGAGCAATCATGTCTTCAGGTCCTTTCCAGTCAGCTGGTTTTCTGGCATCTTGCTGTGTGCCTCGATTAGTTTCACCTGGCACTTTTTTCATGTTGCAACCGTGCACAATGTCTAAGATTTGTGGCAATGGCAACCCCATGTGATGAGCACAACCCATTGTTACGTATGCCAAATCGGCAATTGCATCAGCTGCGTCTGTTAGACTGCCTTTTTCGTGTGCCTTTAAAAGCTCGGACAGTTCTTCCATGAGAAACCTAGCATAAAAGCTAATGTCCACAGGCTCCAGCAACTTTGGTTGCATTGATACAGGCAAGTTAAGCTTGGTGCGAAACTCTAAGACTTTGTCAAATATTTCTTGGTTCATGTTATTTCCAAATGTTTTGTAGTGGAGAAGTTTTGTAGGTCTTTTGTATTTCTTTTTGCACAGGATCCGTCAGCACTTTTTTAATCACAGGAATTGCGCCTTCGAACACATCTTCGCGTGTCTTGAAATTACAAAAGCAAAGTTTACAGTATCGTCTACGATACGTGTGTTGGCCGTGTTGTGTGGTTTCAACAATGGCTAGTTTGTCGCCTTTACATTTAGGGCATTCCATTACAGCACAGAGCATTCATGGTTGTCAGCCGCTGACTTAGTGATAAAAATCATTTTGCATTTAGTACATCGCCAAAGTTGCCCTTCAACAACCACTGTTCTTTTGTTTTGGTGCATACCAACAATGCGACCAAAGAATGTTCTAATTGCTTCAATCATTTGTACACCGCCACTATTTCACCGCCAAATTGTCTTTGTATTTCTTTGGCTGACCCTTCAGTCCAAAAGAACTTAGGTTCATGTTTGTCTTTAACCCAGACATATCCGTATGGTTTCATGTGTTCTTTAGTCATTTCCTATCCTTGTTTTGCATTCTTTCTACTACATACAAGAACACTGCAACGCACATAAGGCCAAGGCCAAAGCCAATGAATAGCGTGGCAATCAAGGCAAATGCATCCATCATCCTGCTCTCCAAATAAAAAGATCTAACAACATGACAATAGTCGCCAACGTTAAGATAATCACATACATAATTTGCTCAATCATTCTTTTTCTCCTGAAGTAAGTGGTCAAGCAACGTGCTTAATGGCACTTGGTCGCCATACTTACGTTGCATGTGCTTGATTTCATTGACAATAAAGTCACAGCCGGCTTCAAAGCCTTTTACGTATTCAGTTAGTGTTGTGTCAGACTCCATGTTTCACCTCAAAATAGCGTCTTGTTTTGTCGGTTGTCATATACACACGAAGGCGTTCATCATCCAAGTCAAAGCTTGTTTTTAGATAGCCGTTTGTTTTTAGCCATGACAAGTTGTTATGAATGGTTGAGTGTGATGCAAAGCCTGCATCCACTGCATCATGCATAAGTTCCATCGCGGTCATAGGGTCTCTGTTGCTGACCAAGTCTAATACGAGTTCAGCAATCACAGGCATGCCGGCTTGTTTTCGTTTCTTAAACCAATACATTGGTCTCATTTTCTTCCTCCACAGTGATGCGATATTTTTTGCCGTAGACATCAGTTATAAAAAGCGTTTTCTTGGTAGATGCAAATTCGCCTTCACGACCTAAGTCATAAAAGGCACGACCTGCTTTTTCAAGCAAGCGCATATAGCTATTGTCAGCATTTTTTATTTCCATGCTAATCAAATGTGCAATGTAGTCGCAATATGCGATGATGGGTTTAGTAGTCATAGTCAGTGTCGCTTTCTATTTCATGACGCACATGTGCTTCGATTTCATCCATGATGTCTGAACTGATAATTTCCTGTATGTCCACTTCACTACCGGCATAAACACCACAAATAGTAATTTCAGCTGGATAGTCAGGTTCCATTTGTATGCCGTTCTCACGTGAGCCTTGTTCGGCTGGCTCGTATTCGACATGGCATGTAAGCACAATGTTGTCGATTTTAATGACAAATTCCTCAAGCCCTGCCGGGCAAGAGGGTGTGAATGATGTGTTGGTCATGATGATTCCTTAGAGTGATGTTACGCGGCAGGCGAGTGATGCAGATGTCTTTGTGTGTTTGGCAATAATTTCAGGATCCAATGTGATGTTAAGCTCCTGCAGGATTGCTTCATAGTTGATGAAAGGCCGTTGTGACAGGCTGACCGATGCTTTGTAGTATTGGCCAAGGTGCTTGCCTTCGCCTTGGTTTTTAACTTCGTCTTTTAAGACTTCTACTTGTGCATCGAGGTGAGCCTTTTCAGCCAGCATAAAGCCAAGCTTGTCGACAACATTCAGATTGGAAGTGTTTACTTGTGTTTTCAGTGTGTTTGGTGTGTTTAATACTTGCATTTTCAGTTCCTTGAAGTTTAGTGTTTAGTGTGCCTAGGCACAAGTGAACTATACCATGACTGCGTAGAACTTAGCACTATTTTTTAAAAATATTTTATTTTTTGTGTTTACTTTGTCAGAAGCATGTTATAGTTCCTCTTGTGGTAACACACAAACATCTAAATTCTTAACTTCATCATTCACAAAGGAGCCATCATGGCACACGATATCGACACAACAACAGGTACATCAGCAATCGCATACATGGGTGACACACCCTGGCACAAACTTGGTCAGCAAATGCAAGCCGGCCAATCCATCGAACAATGGCAAAAAGCCGCTGGCATGGATTTCGACATCGAGGCAGGCGACATCTACCGCAAAGACCACACATACAACTTTGTCAAGTTTCCTGGCAAAAAGGTTTTGACACGTTCTGATACGCACAAGGCCTTAGCAGTGGTTTCCAATACCTTCAAGGTAGTTCAACCTAAAGAGGTGCTAGAGTTTTACCGTGACCTCACTGAAAAGGCTGGATTTACCTTAGAAACAGCCGGCGTTCTTCGTGAAGGCCGTAAGTACTGGGCACTTGCCAACATGGGTCAAAAGATCGAAATAGCCGGTGACAAGATCAAAGGCTACCTGCTGTTAGGCACAGCTTGTGATGGCTCTATGGCCACAACAGCTATGTTCACATCAGTCCGTGTGGTATGTGCCAACACTCTTGGCTTTGCAATGCACGAGGCTGAAACAGGCAAAGCTAAGTCTGTGGTTCGTGTTAACCACCGGTCAGTGTTTGATGAGTCTGCGGTCAAGGCACAACTTGGCTTGGCAAACCACAGCTGGACCAAGTTTGTTGGTCAGGTAGATCAATGGTGTTCAGTAACTGTTAGCGAATCATCGGCCAAGAATTACTTTGATTCAATTGCTTCCTACACAACCACCGAAGGCGATGTAGTTGTTAGCAAGAAAACAACCGAAATGTTGATGAACCTGTTCCAAGGCGGTGGCAAAGGCAGCAATTTGGTTACTGCCAAAGGCACAGTCTGGGGTTTGGTTAACGCAGTCACAGAATATGTTGACCATCACAAAGGCCGTACAGCCGATAGCCGTATGGACCGTGCATGGTTTGGTGATGGCCAAAACTTAAAATCTTTGGCAGTTGCTAAGGCTGATGAGCTGTTGTTGGTATGATAGAAAAAAAAGGCCCTAGGCTAGGAACCTAGGGCCTTTAAAGTCAATAAGACAACTGCATGAAAACAAAAGGAACCAATTATGTCAATGGGATTTGCATCTCATATAACACAACCAGCACAATTATACAAAACTTTTTTACAAAACCGCAAATATGATGAACAAGATGAACAAACTTTAGGCCTTGAACTTTTAGACAAAGATCAAACCAAAGGCTTGCTTGGCCACACGTTTGAGTGGTCTGTAAAAATACCGTATTTTGACATTGATGGCGCAGATACAGGGTTTGTAAGGGTTAGACTACTGACCCCTAAAACAAAGATGAAGTACTCGCAGGCCAGAGCCAGCGGGTCACACATCTACTTTCCACCTAAGGTGCAGTGGCGATCAGTCATCAACAATGTCGACATACCGATCATCATCACCGAAGGCGAGTTTAAAAGCTGGTCCATCACCAAAGCCGTAGCAGCCGAAGGTTTAACCCATGCATGTATCGGCTTGGCTGGTGTGACTAGTTGGACCAGCAAAAGCGGGGTGCATCTACATCCGGACCTGATGATGTTCATGTGGCAAAAGAAGTCAAGCTTCGACACCAAGCACCGGAAAGTCCTTATTGTCTTTGACTATGATGGCGCTAAGGAAGATGGCGAGCCTAATGAACAGGTAGCATTTGCCGAAACGAAACTAGCAGTGACTCTCCGTGGACTAGGTGCAGAAGTGCACCTTTGTCGCGTTGGGCGGTTCGGTCCTGGCAAAGGCAGCAAGTTTGCCATTGATGACCATCTAGATGCCGGCGGCACACTTGGCGCAGTGCTAGCTTCGACCTCAGTCATCATGAACGGCATTGACACATTGGATGTGAAGCTTCATGAGTTCAGCACAAAGTACGCGTTGTACAACGGCGATGTGATCCGTATCGATGATGGCCACATCATGCCGTTTCACAAAGCCAAGATTGACAGTGCTCAGCATGTCTTTATGCAACAGATCACTGTTCCTGGCCGTGGCACACAACCGCCAAAGATCACGACCAGAGAGATCGTGTTGCTGGAGGAATATAAGAAATGGAAACGGAGGTGCGACATCAGGAAAGTCGGTGTGTTTCCTCAATACCAAGGGCTCAAGATCACGCCAGATGGCAATTACAACTACTTGAACAGCTGGCTAAATGATCCGATTGACGGCGATGTGTCTTGGTACATAAACTTTTGTGAGTATTTCTTTAGAGATGAACCGTCATTCGCTGATTATTGGCATGACTGGGTCGCCAATGTAGTACAACACCCTTACAGGCGAAACAACACAACCCCACAATTCGTATCGAACATTGAAGGCATTGGCAAGTCAGCAGTTGCCGAGTTTATAGCTGAAATGCTTGGCCTTGGTGAGCATGGGCCGGCTATCATCATCGGACCTGATGAGCTATTTGGCAACTTCAACGGCATTTTCAAGAACAAAGTTCTTATTGTGATAAATGAACCAAGCAGTGACCGTGAAGACCACTCAGCACAGCTTAAGAGCATGATCACAGGCAAGGAGATTGCAATCAACAACAAGTATGGCGCTCAATACAACATTGAGAACTATATGAACTTTATATTTACTTCTAACAAGCCGTACATCACCAAGATGGGCAACAATGCTAGGCGTGAAGCCATATACAAACCAAGCAGTCTATCTAACATTGAGACACACCCCAAAGTAGTGAACTTGATGACATGGGCAAGACAAGAACGTGGCTTTGGCAAAGTCCTGAATTGGTACTACAACAGAGACATCAGCGACTTTGACCCATCCAAGCCTGCGCCAGATACAGCCTACAAGAAGATCGCCATTCAAGCTGGCCGTAGTCCAATAGAAGCATTTGCCAAAGAGCTAAGTGACTGGGTAATTGAAAGGCTTGACGGCTATGCAGCATTTACACCAGCACAACTTGAATTGCTATGTGAGAAGTGGGGCCATGATAGCCGAGCCAAGTCACAATACATCAAGAAAGCGCTGCTTAACTATGCCGATCTAGAATCAAAGCCAATAACGATGCAAGGCAAAACGTCTAGGTTCACGGTCTGCAAAATTACAAATCCGCCAGTGCCAGCCAAGGATCTGCTGAAGCACGGAGCGCTAAGTGCGCTGGCAACTGAGACAGATCAGGCAGTCAGACAAGAAATTGAGCAAATGTAACAAGAATCATGACCAAAATTACTAGAAAATTACGAGCCAAGATCTTAGAATGTTGTTGTCAGCGTTCAGTTTTCTGTTTAAAATTACAATATTACAAAATTACATTAAGAAATAATATTATAAGAGAGAATGTATTTACATCGTTCGTATATAGTCTTTCTGTGAGGATGTAATTTTGTATTTTGTAATTTTGAGGGACAATTGAAGTAGGCAAAGCATGGCCGCAATCCGTGGTGTACAATCTGGCAAAGAGGTGCCAAGATGATCAAACGCGGATCTGAGACATTTTCAGGCTACAACGTTCCGAAGCGAACGCCTGGTCATGCAACAAAAAGCCATGTTGTGCTCGCCAAAGAAGGCGAGACTGTGAAGCTTATAAGATTCGGGCAACAAGGCGTGTCTGGCTCTCCTGACGGCTCTAAGCGTAACAAAGCTTTTAAAGACCGACATGCTAAGAATATTGCCAAAGGCAAGATGAGTGCCGCGTACTGGGCTAACAAAGTCAAGTGGTAGTGTACAATCTGGCAAAGAGGTTCATATGGTAGCGAAACGCGGCCCGGGGCAACCCAGCAAATACGATCCAGCATATTGTGATCAAGCCATCGAGTTTGGTCGCTTAGGCTATAGTCGCGAGATGATCGCATCTGAGTTCAATGTGTCGTGGAACACACTGCTGAACTGGATGGATGCGCATCCTGAATTCCTTGAGGCCATGGAAAGAGCGAAGATGCTTGAAATGGTGTACTTCGAGAAGACGGCGTTGGCGTACATGATCGAACAGCCGCAGGGCGCAAAGCTAAACACATCGCTGTGGTCTCGGTCCATGGCAGCACGATTCCCAGCTAAATACCGCGAAAATTCTAAAGTCGAAGTTACTGGTAAAGATGACAAAGCAATTCAGGTCGATGTAGTTCATGACTTTGCACAAGAGCTTATGAACGACTTGCTGTCTATCCGGCAAACCGATGCTAAGTCAGTCAATAGCTGAACAGTTCGCTCAACGCTTACAAGCAGGGCCGAACTTAAATCATGCGAGCCCTGAATGGCAAGCAGCGATTAAAGCGCGACTTAAATGGCTGTCAATAGCCAGCAATCATCAAATCACGCCCAAAGGCAAATGGTGGAGCATCTGGCTCTTGCTTGCTGGTCGTGGCGCAGGTAAGACTCGGTGCGCTGCTGAATGGGCGTGGTGGGAAGCTTGGACGAAGCCAAAGACCAGATGGCTAGTCTCGGCACCAACGTCAGGCGACGTTCGCGATGTGTGCTATGAGGGTGACTCAGGGCTGATGAGCGTCATCCCAGCACTGCTCATCGACAACTACAACAAATCACAACATGAAATCACACTGATCAATGGGTCGATCATCAAAGGCATTGCTGCATCTGAGCCTGAACGCTTTCGTGGCCCACAGTTTCATGGCGGCTGGCTTGATGAGTTGGCAGCGTGGCACTACCTTGACGAAGCGTGGAACATGTTGCAATTCGGCATGCGACTTGGCAATCAGCCTCGCATCATTTGTACTACGACACCGAAGCCAAAGCCATTGATCGTTGACTTGGCAAACCGTGACGGTGAAGACGTCATCTATACGACAGCAACGACGTATGACAACATGCATAACTTGGCGCCAAGCTTTAAGGCGAACATTATGCAGTATGAAGGGACGAAACTGGGGCGCCAAGAGATCTATGCCGAGATCATCGACCCCGAAGAGTCAGGCATCATCAAGCGTGACTGGTTCAAGCTATGGCCAGCTGAGAAGCCGTTGCCACAGTTCGAGTACGTGGTTCAGTCCTACGACTGTGCGACTAGCGAGAAGACAGCCAACGACCCGACTGCATGCACCGTTTGGGGCGTCTTCAAGCCAAGTGCCGACAAGAAGATGGCAGTCATGTTGATCGACTGTTGGGAGGAGTACATACAGTACCCAGACCTTCGGTCCAAAGTCATCGACGAGTCGACATCGATCTATGGCGATGCGAACGAGTTTGGAAACGGAAAGAAGGTAGACCTGATACTGATCGAGGACAAGTCGGCAGGCATCAGTCTACTGCAGGACTTGCAACGAGCTGGATTGCCTGTTCGTGGGTACAACCCTGGAAACGCAGACAAGATGACACGGCTTAACTTGGTGGCGCCTTTGATACAACGAGGCAGGGTCTACATACCAGAGTCTACGAGGAATGAAGGCATGCCAAGAGACTGGGCCGAAGTGCTGGTTAGCCAGTTGTGTTCGTTCCCGGAAGTGCGGCATGACGACCTGACCGACTCGACATCACAAGCACTGCGTATTTTGCGTGACATGGGGCTCATCAACATTGATCCGGTGTATGATCCGAACGACTCATACGATGAGGATCGACCGATGAGGGTAAACCCATATGCCTTATGACGCGCTAGGTAACTACATTCCAGGTGACGACCCAAGCATCGACCAGATGCAGTATGAGCTAACTAAGCGAGGGCGTCGTGCCGACGACCCAAGACGTATTGATAAGCCTACATCACTTGACAGTGCAGTCAACACAATCAAGGAAGTTGCGACCAAGTACAACCCACTAAGCAGACAGAACATT